GAGAGTCAATAGGTCGGTAGTAAATGAGGCAGTGATGTCGATTGAAATGTCACATGTTATTGTCACAGTAGCACCAGCCGCTTCGTCAGCCAACGAGGGGCTCGAGCCCAAGAGTACCATAGTGTTGCTGGAGATTGTTTGAATTTCTCGAGTTTGATTGTTGGCCGCATCACTTGCGCCCGTTATTGTAATGAGCATACCCTGCTTGAACCCCAAGTCCTCCCAATTAGAGTGGCTGTGGGTTATGGTGTCGGGTGCTGTGAAAGAAATGTCCGTAGAGGTCACTGTTGCGCCGTTGTAGCCACTTGATGTGATTAGATGGGTTAGGGTAGTGGTGATGTCATAATTGCACTTAGCGAAGCCTACTCCAGTCTGCACTGATACCTCGTCACCAAAATATACCCTATCACCAGCAGAAGGTACGCCGGAAGACCCACTATCATCCGGGGCTGTGTTCCAAGCATTAGGGTCGGATGCGTCCATCAACGCTCCTTTAGCAACCCAATAAATATCTGCCATTCACAATCACACCAAGCGAGTCTTGCTACTACCTGTCGCAAAAGTCGCAGTGCCTTGTTCAGCAATCAAAGCCACGGCCTCATCAGCCCGTCGCTGAAAGGTCACAATTTGTTGCTGAAACCGTCTGTCGTACACACTTTGCTGGTCTTCACTATAATAGGTCGGAACGGTATCAATGAGAATGTTAAGGCAGTCAAGAGCAACCAGCATTTTGATTGCCCCTTCCTTGAGGTCAGTGTCCACAGCAGAAGACACATTGTACATAGTGCCACGAGCCAATTTATTGACTTCGTTGGTCCGAATGCTTATCATCTCGGAGATAGTGCCATCATTCAAGCCTCTCGGCCTGTTGAGGACATCCCGAATGTTATCACTCGTCACTGCCATTAGATTCACCTATTCCCCATCTGTTGTTAAAGTCTTTTGGTACATCAAGCACGGTTGCACTCTTTGGTACATCCATCTCACGACCAATGATAAACACCAGTTGGGTTTCGGCAATCATTCGAGCGAATTTGCTGTTAGGTACCCAGTACAGGACACCATGTTCAAGCATAGTTGCAGGGTTGTCACTTCCTCTCCGACCCGCTGGTATAGCCAGTCGGAAAAGGAAGCCCTTTCCTCCATCCCAATGCTCAAGCCTATGCTTGAGTTCGGTCATAGACCCGTCTTTGGGGACGGGTACATCCTTTGCCTTTAGTCGTTTAATGAGTTGCGCCTTATTCAAGAGCAACACCATCAAGCGATAACGCCGGTGATTTTGACGATGCGGTTGTTGGTACCAGCGGCGGCACCATCTTGCATTTCGTGAATCACTGAGCCCATGTAGGAGGTGAGTAGCCACGAGTAGCCGACACCTTCGATACGAGTGAGTTCTGTTTCGGTGAATCCGTCACCGTTGTAGGTGAAGAACTCAGCAGTCTGCGAGCCGCCAATCAAGAGAAGAGCGTCCTTGCCGAGTGCCTTACCACTGTCGAAGTCCCGAGTGTAGAAGACCTTGAGGTTAATCATGGTGTTCAATCGCTCTTGGAGGGATTGTAGGACATTCGTGTAAAGACGAGTGTTCAACATTTGAGCACGGCAGATTGCTGGGAGGATGAGCGACAATGGTTCATTGCCGGACACACGAGCGTTTGCGAAGATTTTGTCCATCGAGTCGAGGATGTCTTGTTCTTCGTCTGCGCTACCGGTTCCCCAAACAGCGGTTGCGGCTTGGGTTTGACCAGCGCCAGCCATCAACTTCGAGAGGATGTGGTTGTCGATGAGGTCAGCACGGGCTTGAACGATAGCCATTTGCTGTCGGTTCATGTTCTCCCATGTTTCTCCACGAAGTAGTGTGGAGTCGAGGAAGATACAGCGACCTTGACCTTTCTCCAATTTAACGGAGTAGTTCTTGGTACCAATCTTGGTCGGGTCCACGACTGCGTTATCGTCGAGGGGGTAGGTGAATGTTCCTTCTGCACCAGTGTACCAAGTAAATTGGAGCCACGGGACAGTTCGCACACCGACGACTTGAGTTCCGACTGCAATCGTTGTGGATTGTAGTTGGATAAAGTCACGGAGGGTTTGTTCGAGCACAGCGTCACCTTTACCGAATGGTCCGGTTGCGGCAGTTACTTCAAGTAGTTCTTCGAGGGATTTGTTAGCCATATATTTCACTTCCTTATTTTTCTTCAATCAGCCTCAAGCAATCTGTGCGTGTGAGGTGTTCACACGGATGAGAGCACCTTCTGTGGCACCCGATTGTCCGTCGTTTCCACCAAGTGGGGCTGAGAGAGCAGTAGCGGCGTGAGCGGATTCGCCCACATAGAGTCCCAACTTCTTGTTGGACCCTGCGGTGGATGTAGCAAGACCATCGCCTCCGACATAGACGGTTTCGCCAATGTTGAAGGTTGAGGTATCATCGACTTGCACGAGCAAGATACCGGTCAATGGGTAGTATGAAAGAGTTGCTCCACTGGTTTCGTACACTTGTAGTTCATCACGGGAGGATTCTTCGACTGCAACACCGAGGCAAATGTCCCCGAGGCCGGAGGGCATCAATTTGTTGGTCGTGCCGTCCATAGTCAATAGGCGACCAGCGGAACGGACGATTTCACTGTCTTTCAAAGTTGCGTTTAGAGGTTGTACATAATTCATTTTCTCACTTCCTTATTCAGTTAAGTTCCTCGTACAACTTTGCCTTTTGCATGTCGGCTCCAGCCATAACAGTGTTGTAAGCGTTAGCCCAACTGTTGTAGCATCGTGCGTACAAGGATTCGGAGGATTCGACCATCTTTCCATTTAGGTAGTTAGCGATAACAGGTTCAGCGGATTCTTCGGAAGCCACTGCTGGTTCGCTTGCTGGTGCGACTGGTGCCATTTCAACGGCAGGTTCTGCGACTGGTGCAGGTCGGGAGGATTCCCAAGATGCAATAACTGAGTTAAGTGTTTCAGCGGTGAAGTCGTCGTGACCCTTTAGGCCCATTTCAGTTGCCTTGCTAACGAGAGCAAGACGAGCGTCTTCTGCTCGTGCAACATCTGCGGCTTCAAATTCTGCGATTTTTGCTTCTCGTAGGACGAGTTCTGCTTGTAGTGCTTCCAATTCGGATGCGGTTGATTCAATTTGTTCTTCGGTCATTTTATTCACCTTCGACTGAACCGTGCTACCCTCGGGTTGATACTTAAGCATTGTCGATGCCTCGACCTTTTTGACCGATTCTATGTTTGCTTCGGGGTAAGCCGGGCGGTGTACAATAGCAAGATGGTCAAAAGCGAAATCGTCAGCGAACCACATGGTCGGTCGTCCACCTTCTTCGGTGGCTTCCACAATCTCACTTGGGATTCCTGTGCCACCAATAGACACTCCGTACTCGGGGCGCATCCATAGGCCGGACTCAAGAGAAGCGAACAGTTCTGTTCGGTGGACTTCTGCCACATATCGCACTTGGTACCCACTGTTTGTTTGGTGGTATGATGCTTCGGTGACAACACCGACAGTAGCCTCGTCCACACCGCCATCCATGTTGCGTCGGAAGCGACCCATCTCGGACTTAGGGTGGTTGAGTGTCACATCTGCGCCAACCATATCGTTGGTGAGGCGCTGTGCGAGAGCAGGGCGGATGCCCCACGAGTTCTTATTGACTCCATCAGTAAATGCAATACCGGTGATACGCATAACGCTCTTGCCAGTGCTTGCTTCGATGCGGGTTTCAATACTTTCGATTTCAATTTCACAGGTGACTGCAACACGAATGCACTCCCCATCGACCATCTCTTGACCAATAGGACATTCGTTGTCACACTCGGAAGCATACTTTTCTTTCTTTTCGTCGTATGCTTCGTGAGTCTTATCGTCATGTGCCTCATCTTGGTCTTTGAACTTGTGACCCTCATGTGCTTTCATACACTCTTCCTTAGAATACCCTGCCTTTTGGCAACGAGTCATGTACTCGCTGTGGGTTTCACTGGAGGATGGCTTAGGTTCAGCCGCTTCGACTGAGTGGCCTGTGCATCCACAGCCGCAATCTGCTTCTGCTTCTCCACAGCCCATACTACTTTCGACGGACTCTTCCGACTTATCAGCATTGGCTTCGACTTTGTTTGTGGACCACTGGCGACATGACCAGTAGCCGGGGGTGGTCTTGTCTTTCTTGTTAGCGCAGTCGTGGCGGTCACGGAATGCCTTTCGTCGCTTAGGGTCGTCACGCTTGATTTCCATGTTAGGGTCGCCAAAGCGCACGATGATAACTCGACCTGCTCCATTCTGTACATAGACAGCGAACTTTTTCTTTCCACCTTGTGTGCGGAACGGTTTATTTAGGGTGACTTTTTTACCTTGATATTCGGCGGCGGCAAAAGGCTCACCCCAGTCTTCATACTCTTCTTCGGCTCTTGGATGGGACTTTGGCAGAAGGTCATTGTCTTGCTTGTAGTTCGGGTTGCTGGGTCGTCCGTTTCGCAAAAGGTATAGGAATGCTTTGACTCGAGCAAGACCCCAGCCGTTTCTTGACATGTTAGGAGCGTGACTCCGGCTGAAAGCACCAGCACCCCTACGAAAGACTGACTTTAGCATACCCATAGAGGCTTTGCTACCCTTGTCTTTCTTGTTGTGTTCTTCCATCAACTTGCGAATGCTTGCTTCGGTTGATTCATTCATCTTGATTGAATCGTTAGGCTTGCTTGCCGAGTCCTTCTTGTTTTTCTTAGAACCCTTTCGACGCTCGCTTGGTTTAGCGGGCGTCTTGCGCTTATCGTCTTTGCCCGGTTTGCCGTATTGTAGTGCTTCCACTACTTCTGTTTCTTCTGTCATAGTATCACTTCTTTTCTTTGCCCATAGGAACTACCTTGTTCTTTACGGAGATTCCCACTTCATGCTTCTCAACATCGTGGGAGTGTAGTTGGTGTTCTCTTTCCAAGCCCATAGCATGTATGTGTTGGTCTTGTGCTCGCTCACGGTCGTGCTTGAGTTCCACAGCAATGTTGTCAATTTCAACAGTCTGTTCGGACTCCCACATACGAAGCACCGTATTGAGTGCAGGGGCGGCAACGCCACCAATGATAGCAATAAGAGCAATGAAGCCATCAAGGTTTTCGAGAACGACATCGGGCTTCCAAATACCCATTGCGACAACTGCGCCAGCGGCGGCAAGCCACAAATAAATTGCCGGTAGCACAGTGCGATGTACCATTCGGTCGTTAAATGATTTACCTTTGCTGTCTCTCATTTCATTCACTCTCTTCGGGGGGTTTGTTTTCGTTGTCACGGGGCAGTTCTCCTGTACTACTTGGTGACTTCGATTTGACATATCGTTGTTTGCCCAAGTTGCCCTTTTCGGGACCGAGGCCAATATCGAATCTTGCTTCGTTTAGAGTTGTAATTCCAGCCTCGTAAGCCATAGTGGTTCTGCGTGTTTGTTCAAACGGTGACTCTTCGTCGAGAGGTTGGAACACCACTTTAGGTAGGTCTGCGTTGGTGTGTGCGATACCAAGTAGTTCCAAGTGCTTTGAGAACAGACCCTGCATAGACTGTGCAAGGATTGATTGTAGGCGGCGGATTGCTTGGACTGACCACTGACTTGCGTTGTAGGTAGCGGCAAAGGTCGAGCCTCGCTCTTGTCCCATACTGACTCGTGGTACATGCAGTACCGATGAGATGTCAGCATTGACTGAATCCATGAAGCCGGAGTTATCGGGCACTGTATTCTTGAGGTCCACGAACTCCATCTTGACATAGTGGGGGAGGATAGGTACTTGGTCCGAGCGTAGTCCATCCAATAGCGTCCCCACATTGTTAATGACATACTGGAGTCGTTCTGCGGCTTCGTCCGGGTCGCTGATATTCTCAACTGCCTCGGGACCAATGGTAATGTATTGCTTGGTCAGCGAGTCTTCGAGAGCGATGCGGTTGTTCATGCTGTTGTACTTAGCACGAATTGCTTGCTTGAGAGCAGTGAATCGGGATGCGCCCCATACACCATAGGTCCACCGACCCAATCGGTCACGGAACCAGTTCGACCGGTAGTCGATACGGATGTGTAGGATTTCATCTGCTGGGTATTCTTGTGGGTCACGGACCTGCTCACGGAGGATGTAGCGGGTTGCTGACAGGATAGCGTTCTCCTTGTCGGTTTGTGTCGAAGCACTACGGTCGTCAAGGGCAGTCACTTGTGAGATTGGTAGGGATTGTAGGTCAGTGATGCCTGTTCCAGTCTTACCTACCATCTTTGAGATGTCGTTGCCGTACACCATGAGGTTTCTCATACCGTTGATGAGCAGGTCGTCGAAGTCGAGGACTTCTTGTGTGAGTGTTGTAATGGCATTTCGGATGGCCGTGTTCTTGCCACCGAGGACTTCGTACTTGTTTGCCGTTAGACTGATGGTACGAACAGCCCCGTTGAGTTCCGGGTCGTAGTTGAGCATGTCGTCATATAGGTCGAACTCATTCGTGTGGTCGAATGACCCACGAAGTTGTTCTGTTTGTTTCACGATTTCGTCAATCCCAGCCGCCATAACGGTAAATGGGTTGTCTGCTCGACGACTTGCAGTGCTTGTAATAGGAACAAGTCTTTGTCCCTCTTCTTGAGCAACTACCGTGGTCGTCGAAAATGGGTTCCACCATGCCATGTTCTCAGCACATGTGGTATGCTACTTGAACATCACGACGATTTTTAACTAAATCCGACATATTTGCCGTGACTATTGCGTACTTTTGATTGTTTTGTCGGTTTTTTATTTTTTGACCAACCACCCATGCTACTTTTTCCGGTAGCCATAGGCATATAATCCATGCGCTTTGCTTTGAATTGGTCGATGGCGTGGGCGAATGCCATGACTGTATCGTTGTGCTTGCCGACATCAATAATGTTTCCGTCTTTCCACACATGGTTCTCCAGTTCGTCGAGAATGATTGCCACTTTCTTGCGTATTTCGTCGGAACCATACGGGAAAATGATAAGTTCTCGCTCAAACCATACCCTAAACCGGTTAAGTAGCCCCTGTTTCAGTCCCTTATTTGAGGCTTTCGATGGACGATAGTCGAGAACTGCACCCTTTTGCTCAATGACTGTTTCATACAGTCGCTGGAAACCTACATCTTCTGCGGCTACTGGTGCTTTGAACTGGTCGGCCCACTCAATAATCACATCTGCTTGCTTGTCCGGCGGGAAGTCATTTCGGCGCCACATATCAACAAAGTGGATATACCCCTGTGCATCTTGCCGCAAGCATATTAAAACGGAGTAGTCTTTACCAATACCATGAGCGGGGTCGAAGCCGAGAATGAACCGGGAACCATCATCGAGTTGAGCATTGAAACCACCGAGGGAAGTTATGTCTATATTTTTTCGGATGAGGTTCCTGTTGAAGACTTGGGCATCATCGTCCACGACCTTGCACAAATACTCTTGAGCGAAGGCGAGGTCGTCGTCCATGCTGATTTTTTGTTCCAAAAGAAAGTCGGTGGGTCGGAACTCGGGCCAGAGTGGGAGTAGGTCTATTTCGGGGTTGGCTCTATGCTCATCCCAATTGGGGAATGCTGACCACACGCCGGACTTCCACACCTCCTTAGCCTTCTCCGACAGCATCTCGGTTTGGTATAGGTCAGTGTGGGACATAGGCGTACCTACGCAGAACAGTGATGTACCGGGGTCGAGCATAGGCGTAATGACCTTCTTGAACCATTCTCGCACGGAGTCCATTGTCATGTCCCCCATCTCAGCCAGCACATCGTCAAGTGCTACGACAGCAGGGTGCTCACCACGAATAGCGGAGCCCACACCTGTGGCTTGAATCCACGCACCGTTTGTGAACGAGATTCTTTGCTTGTTAGAGCGGCGCTCATCAAGGTACTTGCGTAGTTCCGGGTGTCGGCGCATGTCAGTCTTGATTTCCTCAAGACGGTTGGTTGATTGTCGAATAGATGCCGAGAACAACCACACTTCCATAGGGTTGCCGTTGCGTTCCTCGAATAGACACATGTGTAGCAACTTGACACGCAGTGTAGCAGACTTGCTGTGGGAACGAGGGGCGATGATACACACACGGTGTACTGACGCACCCTTGCGCTCACTGTACAATTCCATCCACTCACCAATGTGGTCAGCCCACTTGTACTCGGGGGACAGCCACTCATAGAAGTGCTTGATGTCGTACTTAGACCGCTGGAAATTGAAGTTGGTTATACTCATTCACGAACCACCCTCATGTAGCCGCAGTACACCATTTTCTTTTTGACGGGGCACCAGTTCTTGTGACTGTTGTATCGTGAGTCCGTAGTGTGGCCGCAATTTTGACATTGCCTTGTTGTCTTTCTAACAATCCGTGCCATGCTAATCACTCGTGAGATACTGGTGCAAAGAGTGAGCCAATGTAGCCTTCTTTGTCGTCGATAAGGTATGCGGCAAGCCCTGCTTTGCTGGTAGTGTACCCGGAGCGGGCGTGGTAGCGGTCGTGACCGGCGAGAGATGGCATTTGGATAATGAGGCATCCGTCCTTCTCGTGCATTCGCTGGTGGTGTAGGTGGCCGTGGAACCAAATCTTGTGTTCGGTGTTGCCCCACATCTCACGAGCCTCGACAGCCATGAGAGGACCGAGTGCAGTCTTACCAAGTCCATCTCCGTGAGTGAAGCCGAGGATAGTGTTGCCATACTCGATGTAGCGCCGGTTGTTTGGCGTGATAACGATTTCAACATCCTTGACATTCTCGTATGCGGCAGATAGGTACATCATTAGTGCGAGGGACGAGTGGCGGTCGTGATTGCCAGCCATCATAACGATTTCAACAGGAGCGACCTGTCGTAGCATGTCAATATGCTCACGGGCCAACTTGCACCCGGTGATGAGGATTTCAGCAGGGGTAGCACACATGTCCTGTGGCGTACCACGGGTCGTGAGCCCAGCATCATTGTCCACATGGAACCAATCGGACCCAGCGCCAACAAAGATTTTTTCGGGCTTGGTTGAGATACGGGACACGAGTGTTTCGGTCTTTTCCATGAGTCGCTTCCTTGCTTCCTCGAAATTGTAGGATTCGCCCACTTCATCGACCCAGCCATACTTGCCCCAATGGAAATCAGTAGGACATACGACGAGAGCGTATGGGTTCGTTGCTTTCTTTAGGCTCAACTTGGGCACGGACTTAGGTGCCTTTTGTAGTGACACCATGTGTTCCAAGTAGTCGTACTTGAGAGTCTGCCAGTTGTTGGAGTCCTTGACCAATTGCTTATGCTTTTTCTTAGCAATCTCGGTCATAAGAGTCTGTCGTCGGGATGAAAGGATTTCTTTGACAAGACCTTCTTGCTCATCTGCCTCAAACAATTGCTCGTCGGTCACAGGGATTGAGTGCCGGGTCATTTTGTGGACTTGGCGGTATTGTCGTGCCCGCATCTCCGGTATGTCGTGCTTGACACAGAACTCACTGCTGGACATGCCGGTAGCCCAATCTCGCATCATGGTACGGTGTTCTTCACCGGTCTTGACAACGGGTACGCCCGTTAGGTGCGTAGTGTAGGTGTCGGTCGTTTCTTCGTACTCGTATGAGTTCTTTCCTTGTCCTCCAGCAGATACCGCCCGAATGAGTCGCATCTCCCAGCCCTTCACTGACACCATCGGGTACAGCGAGTGCAAATGCCGGGCAAATTGCATACGGGATGTGAAGTCATTAGGGTCATGCTCGCTGATGATGGCTTGGAAGTCCATGTTTTGTATGGTATGGTCGCCACCTTATCAATGTTTCCAAAAAAAATTTGCCAAAAATTCGCGTGGTGCTTGGCTGTCCCAATATACCATAGTCTTTGGATTTTTGGCGGGCGTGAAATCCTCAATGTAAAGGCCATTTCACTGATGGGAGAACCCAACCCCGCCGAGGCGGGGAAGGGTTCGGCTCGTAGGCTCAAGGCCCGTCGTTGTTGTGGGTACTCAATCGGGGTCGAGTAGTTCGCTGATGTAGTTGCGAAGTTCGGTCCACGGGAAGCAGACCACAGCGGTCAAGACAGCGAGTTCAATGAATACCATCATCAGCACTCACATCCGGTCCAACAGTCAGCGCACACAGTGTCAATGCCGCATTCACTGCATGACATTGGGTAGGCGGTCATGGTTTCGCATTCAGTACATTCTTCTTCATCGCAGGCACAGTAGCCACTGCAAGCAGTGCATACATCACATTGTGGGCACACTACAAGTTCGGCCGGTGTGTGGCATCCTTCACACAGTACTTTTGGGGTGTCCCACAGTCCCTGTGCTTTGTGACTCTCGGGGAAGTCACAGTTGCCACAGGCAACGCACCATTCTTCGGTGCATAGCAGGGTCGGTTTGTCGTCGGGCTTCGTAGGTTCGGGTTCTCCGTCCATGCCACTCCTACGGCACACTCGTATATCAATGGTGGTGGTGGGAACCCCAGCCCACCGAAGTGGGCTGAGGTTCGGCTCATAGGCTCTCAGTGGCCCGTTGTTGGTGCTTGAGTGCTACTCACTCAAGTGCGATTGACGCCGCTGTGATGTAGAGGGCCGTTGGCCACTCACAATACTTCGGCATGGTTTCCATGTGTAGCATCTCAAACAATTGCTTGACGCAATCCTCCAAGTATGCTATGGTCGCCTCGTTGTCTTTGAGCATCTCAAGGCGCACCGCCTCAAGTTCTCTTCTCCATGCTATCTCTTGCTGTTCATTCATTTTTTTTCACCTCCTGTTTTTACGGTTCTCCACTACTACTTTTCGCCCCGTGACTATTCCGTATTGTGCATACTAACAACTATCTCCTATTAAAGCGCATCGGAAATTCAAGCCAATAATGCTCATCTCGTGCATCATTGGCCTCGAGGGACCATCAGCATACTTGCGGGGGGACGCCCCGTGTTAAACGAAAACGCGCTGGGGAGAGAGATTCATTCGTGGTATTAACGAAGTCTTACGCCAAGATATGGCTTCGCCCGCAGGGAG